AGAACAATTTGATAAGAATTGGGATTCTATATTTGGGAAATGTGATAATGAAAAAAGCAATGGAATTGATGACAATTCCGACAAAGTGGACACATCAAGGAAAGATAGTAGAACAACTACCAGATGATTGCGAGGGATTTGTTTATCTCATAACTAATCTTGCTAACAACAGAAAGTATATTGGTAAGAAACTCGCAAGGTTTAAAGTTACTAGACCACCACTTAAAGGCAGAACAAATAAAAGACGCTCAACAAAAGAAAGTGATTGGAGAGATTATTGGGGTTCTTCTGAACACTTGAACGCTGATGTTATATCGTTTGGTGAAGATAAATTTACCAGAGAAATTTTACATTATTGTTCAAGTAGAGGCGAACTATCTTATCTAGAATTATATGAACAGATTACAAGAAACGCAATATTGATTGATGAATATTATAATGGCATCATTCAGTGTAAAATACATAGCACACATGTATCATCGTTAAAGGAAATGTTTGATCTTTCCGATTGAGAAACCTTCTGGTATAATTATTTATAAGTATTGGAGATTACATAATGGACAACAATGATTGGATAGATCAGTATAAACAATTTCACGCAGACCAAAATACCAATTATCCCGGCAACAATCTTAAACCGCAACTACAACATATTTTAGATTTGATAAAAGATATGAAACCAGAAACTCTATTAGACTTTGGTTGTGGTAAAGGTCAACAATATTCTAAATGGAAACACCACGAAGATATGGGTATTATGCCAACTCTGTATGACCCAGCAGTACCAGAGTTTGAAACATTACCAGATGGCCCTTTCGATGGTGTATTCTCTACTGATGTATTAGAACACATTCCCGAAGAACAAATCCCAGAAACAATTAATATGATTACCAAAAGAGCTGATAAGTTTGTATTCCTTGCAATTGCAACTTCACCAGCAATAGCAATCCTACCCAATGGTGAGAATGCACACTGTACACGAAAACCCATTTCTTGGTGGACAGAAATGTATGAAAAATATTCCTATAAACGAGTGTATACTCACATCAAAACTTACGGAGATTTTAATGGATATTCTATACTAAATGAAGATTTATACATGGAATATTTCTTAAATAATTTAAAACTAGATAAGAAAACTTCTTGACTTTCCATTTTTGTTGTGTTATTATGTATACATAAGATAATAAAAGGAGAGAATAATGAGCAAAATGAATGAAATATCTTTGGATATTCAAGAGTTTGTTAATGATAATTTAGAAAAAAAGTCTGTTGATGAAATTCTTAATGATGTCAAGAAAACATTTCAAATGTCTTTTGCTGTTGAATATGCAAAAGAATATCTCAAGGAGGACTTATGAATAACTTATTAACTGAGTATAGTGCCCCAATCGTTGCTTTAGCAATGTGTTTTGTCACTTATCTGTGGGGAAGAAATTCTGCCATTGAACCTGTCACTGACAAAGTTTTGACTCTGTTAGAAACTCAAGGTTTTATCAAAATTAAAATTAATCCTGAAACTGGTGAAAAAGAGTTACAAAAGGTCAAATGTATTTAATTTATATTATGGAAGTAATTGAAAATGACTAAAAAGGTTAAAGAAAGTATACCCGATCACAAAGATTGGAAACCAAGTAAACCTCGTAAAAAACGCAAGCCTTTAACTCCAGAACAAAAGGCAGCAGCAATAGAACGACTTGCCTTAGCAAGAGCTGCAAGAAAACCAGCTGTAAATTCTTCTATCCATAGTTCTTTATTAGGACTACCAGAAGACCACTTTTTACATCCTGACAAAGTGAAGTCTTGGATTAAAACTCAAAAAAGTATTTTAAACGAAGTAAAAAGTAGTGTTAGGAGAGGAACATCTGGTGCAATTGCAAAAGCGGCAGACATAGAAGGTTATATTCGTCATTGTAATGCTTATCTTAAAACAGGCGATTGGATTGATAATCGTTATGGAGAACACCAAGAAGGACGAGTTAAATGGAAAACGATAATACCAAAGGGCCCAGTGACAACAAAAAAATAAAGAACAATGTAGTAAAAGGCCCGTGGTTAGATAAAAAAGAAATGTCAAATTTGTATGATGAAAGTAAAAAAATTGCAAAAGACATAGAATTGATTGATGATATTACAGGTCAACTTATAATTCCATTGATACACAAATTTAGTGAAGAAGGTTTTGATTTAACTTCACCTGAGTTTTTAAAAGAAATTGGATGTATAAATGAAGTGGTAAAATCTATGCTTTATAGGAATTTTGGTTATGGACACTCTATGAGTATATTTATTGATAATCTTATGATAGCCAAAGATGGTATTATATCTGTAGATAAAGATATGGTAGAAGATATGTTAGATTTTATGGAAGAAAATTATGAACAACCTATCGAGTGATCCCATTGTATGGGAAAAATTTAGTCCTATAATTTTAGAATTTAAATTGCCAGAAAAATTTATTTCATTAGTTAATCTTGCAGGAGATGTAGTATTAGGCGATGAAAGTCTTTCTAAAAAATTTGATTTTTCTGAAAACCTTGTTGGTAAAGTATCAAAAGAAATAAAAATTCCTAATTATGATAAAGAAGAAACTAAGTATTTGTCAGACACAATCAAAGAAGGTTGTCTAAAATATCTTAAACACATGGAAGCTATCAATCGTGCATATGGTTGGTCTAAGATTTCAAAGGGTAAAAATCCTACTATTGATAACATTCATCTTACACAGAGTTGGATTGTAAGTCAATATAAAAACGAATACAATCCATGGCACACACATAGTGGTAACTTTTCTGGTGTTATCTATCTAAAAATACCAAAAGATATGCACAAAGAAAATGATAAAGAATTTAAAGATCACTATCCAGCAACAGGTCTAATTGAATTTATGTATGGTGAAAAATTAGACTTTAAAAGTGATAATCTTAAATTTATTCCAAAAGTTGGAATGATGTTAATATTCCCATCTTGGTTAAAACATACTGTTTATCCATTTTATTCTGATGGTGAAAGAAGGAGCATGAGCTTTAACGCACATTATAAATTATGATAATTATTGATATGAATCAAATCACATTAGCTAGTCTAATGATGCATTTGAATATGACTAAATCTAAAGAACCAGATGAAAACATGGTAAGACACATGATTCTTAATTCGGTTCGTATGTATCGCAGTCAATTTACTGAGGAATATGGTGAGGTTGTACTTGCTTATGATTCCAAACATTATTGGCGGCGTGACTTTTTTCCTAACTACAAAGCAAGTCGTAGGAAAGGTAGAGAAAAATCTGACTTGGATTGGGATGCAATCTTCGAAGTTCTGAATAAAATTAAAGCAGAGTTCAAAGATAACTTACCATATAAGTACCTTGAAGTTTATGGTGCAGAAGCTGATGATATTATTGCTACTCTTGTGAAAAACAAGAAAGAGCCAATTATGATTGTTTCTGGAGATAAAGACTTTATTCAGTTACAAAAATATTCTGATGTAAATCAATATTCACCTATTCTCAAGAAGTATGTAAATGGATATAATCCAGATACCTATATAAAGGAACACATACTTAAAGGCGACACTAGTGATGGAGTGCCTAATGTTCTATCACCTGATAACACTTTTGTAGATGGATTAAGACAAAAACCTTTAACAAAGAAAAAGATTGAAAGCTGGTTGAATGCAAATATTGATGATTTACCTGATGAAGTTAAAAGAAATTACCAAAGGAATGAAACTCTTATCAGTCTTGATAAGATTCCATCTGAGTTGGAAACTGAAATTAATGAAGTTTTTGACAATGCTCCCTGTGGCAATCGAAGTAAACTATTAAATTATTTTATACAATCTAGATTGAAAAATCTTACTGAAACAATTGGAGAATTTTAAACATGGCTAACCCTGTAGAAGTATACACACCGCTCTTTTCAGAAATACTTGAAAAAGTAGCAAAAGCAAAAACTAAAGCACAGAAGGTTCAACTCCTTCAAAAATATAATACTGATTCATTAAGAATGTTTTTGAAAGCTGCATTTGATCCTAAATTAGAATGGGTATTCCCAGAAGGTGAAGTTCCTTATACACCTAATGATGCACCAGAAGGAACAGAACATAATGTATTAGCTAGAGAAGCAAGAACACTATGGCATTACATTAAAGGTGCTGATCCTAAAACTCGTCAAGTACAAAAAGAAAATATGTTCTTTCAGTTACTAGAGTCGTTACACGAAAGTGAAGCAAAACTTTTGGTTCATGCAAAGGACAAAAAACTACATCAAGTCTATAAAGGATTATCCTCAAATGTAGTTCAAGAAGCATTTGGTTGGGATGAAAACTTTGTAGTTCCTGCTCCAGAAGAATATCCACAAGGTTCTCGTTCTGCTAATGGTAATGACTAAATTAGAAGCATTAATGCTGGGAGTAAACGTGTTTGATCCCCGAATCAAAAAAATAGTATTTGATGAAACTGCTCGTCAAGACAACACTGTTGAACTAATCGCAAGTGAAAACTTCACTAGTCCAGAGATAATGTCATTGTGTGGTAGTATCTTAACCAACAAGTATGCAGAAGGTTTGCCCGGCAAAAGATACTATAATGGTTGTGATGAAGTTGACAAGGTAGAAGAACTTGCAATTGAATATGCAACTAAACTATTTGATTGTAACTTTGCAAATGTTCAACCACATAGTGGTGCAAATGCAAATCTTGCAGTATTCAAAGCATTCTTGAAACCAGACGACTTAATTGTCAGTATGGATTTATCTAGTGGTGGACACTTATCACATGGTGCGAGTGTTAATATAAGTGGTAAGTGGTTCGTTATCAAGAATTATGGTGTTGATGACGATGGAATTATTGATTATGATGAAGCAGAAAGACTAGTATTAAAACATAGTCCTAAAATGATTATTGCAGGAGCAAGTGCATATAGTCGAGTGATTGATTGGAAACGATTCAGAAAAATGGCAGACTCGGTAGGTGCAATTTTACTTGCAGATATCAGTCACTACTCTGGACTCATTGCTGGTAAATCATATCCTAATCCATTTCCTTATGCAGATGTTGTGACAACAACTACACACAAAACTTTACGAGGCCCTCGTGGTGGTATGATTTTGTGGAACGATAAAGAATATAGTAATAAACTTAATAGTGCAGTATTTCCCGGCACTCAAGGTGGGCCTCTGATGCACATCATTGCTGCTAAAGCACAATGTTTCTACGAAGCATTACAACCAGACTTTCATTTATATACTGAACAAGTAATATCTAATGCAAACATGATGGCAAAAACATTCATAGATGCTGATGTAGAAATAGTATCTGGTGGAACACAATCTCATATGTTTACTATTATCTTGAACAAAGAAGAGTATAGTGGTCGTGAATTTGCAGATTTACTAGAAGGAAAAGGTATTACTGTAAATAAAAATGGTGTTCCTAACGACACTCGCGGTTTTATTGAAACATCTGGCGTTAGAATTGGAGTTGCAGCAGAAACCACCAGAGGTAATGATGAAGAATGGTTTAAAATTCTTGCAGAAATAATAATTCGATATTTAAGGTCTTAAATAAATTCTTAAAGCCCTTGACTTTTGTTGATTAGTATGTCATAATGTGTATACAAAATAAAAAAAAGAGAGAAAATATGTCTAAGAAAGTTAAAGATATTTTACTAGGTTTTATTGGTGGTTTTGGTTTTTTATTAATTCTTAGTGTAGCTGGTTCTGATTGTGGTGGTAGTTGTATGGAAGATGCAATGTCACTGCAACAAATGATGTTTTATGGAGCTATTGGTATAGCAATGATAACGTTTTCTATATACGTTTTTAACAAAAGAGATTAAAGGCTTTGACCCAACTGACACTCTCTCTCTCATTTCTCTCTCGTCAGTTGGGTCATTTAATTAAAAAGAGAAATGAGAAAGCTTTAATATGAATATTGTTGAAATTTCTGGTGGTTACAAATATCAAAGAAATCTTTGCGACTCAGTTATCAACTATACAATTAAAAAACTATTACCTCGCCTTAGAACATTAGAGATTAATGTTGAACTAACAAACATACCAGATGATGCAACAGGTTATTGTATGATTGGTGATAACAATCGTGAATTTTATATTGAAATAGATAAGAAACTTAATTTAAAAGATATGGTTTTAACAATTTGTCACGAAATGGTTCATGTGAAACAATATGCTCGTAATGAAAAAGCGATTGAAAGTGAAGCTTGTCGTTTAGAACCTAAACTGGCACTTGAATGTTGGGAAAATAATATAATATGAATATATTCCACTTACACAAAGATCCTGTAATATGTGCAGAGATGCACATAGATAAACATGTAGTCAAAATGCCTATTGAGTATGCACAACTAATGTCAACTGCACACAGAGTACTTGACGGAGAATTGTATTTAGGTAAAACTATAAATAATAGAAATATTAAAAGATGGCGATTGTCTGATGAACGAGAAAATGTTTTATACAAAGCTTCTCACATCAATCACCCATCTGCAATATGGGTTCGTGAGTCTGTTGAAAACTATTTACAAATGTATAAACTCTACAAAGCAACACTAGCAGAGTATACAACTCGTTATGGTAAAGTGCATGGTTCAACTAAACCATCAGAGCTACTTAAAAATCCACCATTGAATATTCCTTTAAAGAAAGGAACACCAATGCCTCAATGTATGCCTGATAATTGTAAGGTGGTAGGGAATCCAATTCTTGCTTATAGAAATTACTACATAACAGAAAAAAAAGGTTTTGCAACTTGGAAAAAGAGGGAGATACCAGAATGGTACAGGACGACTTAGTATCTTTAAGAATGGATATGCAAGCACTAACAAAATCTTATTATACAGCACTTGAGAGAATAGCAGAATTGATTGACGAAAATAATAATTTAAAGGAAAAACTTAATAATGCCGACATACACACTTCTTAATACTGAAACTGATGAGATGTCTGAAACATTTTGTTCTTGGTCTGAATTAGAGTCTTTTTTAGAAGAACACCCTACATTTAAATCCATAGTTTTAACAGCTCCAGCACTTGTTAGCGGTATTGCAGGAAGAAGTTTTAAGACTGATGATGGATTCAAAGAAAACATGGCAAGAATATCTGAGGCACATCCCAATTCACCATTAGCTGACCAATTTGGTACAAATAAAGATATAAAAACATCTAAAACTAATGCTGTTCTTAAAAAACACAAAATAAAAAGTATTGGAAAGTCACACGATTTAAATGATATTTCTAAAGAATATAAGAGCGGGGATCTTGTAAAGTAACTAAATACTTTTGTATGAACAACAAGATAACTTAATTTCAGTTTTCATACACCTTGTGTGGTATGTTGTGCGAAATAATATTGACCATAACATACCACACTCTATTTCTAAAAGGATTGATAATGGTAAATAAAAAAGATATAACTTACAATCAACTAACTACAATTAAACCTGTAACTGACAGTCAAAAAAATGTATTTGAGTCTTGGAAAAAAGATAAGAATCAATTTCTATTTGGTTGTGCTGGAACAGGAAAAACTTTCATTTCATTATACCTTGCATTGAAACAAGTATTAAATCCTGAAACACCATTCGATAGAGTTATCGTGGTGCGTTCACTTATTCCTACAAGAGAGATTGGTTTCTTGCCGGGCGATGAAGAAGATAAAGCTGCACTCTATCAAGTACCATATTCTAACATGATGCAATTTATGTTTGAACAACCAAACGAACAAGCATTTAGTATGTTGTATGAACGCTTGAAATCACAGGGAAGTTTTTTCTTTTTATCAACATCATTTCTTAGAGGTTTGACTTTTGACAACAGTATTATCATTGTTGATGAATGTCAAAATCTAAACTTCCACGAACTAGACACCATCATTACCAGAGTGGGTCAAAATTCTAAGATTTTCTTCTGTGGAGATTTTGGACAATCTGATTTGACTAAACTTAATGAAAAAAATGGACTTATGGATTTCCTACAGATTTTACAAAACATGGATGAGTTCGATTGTACAGAATTTAATATTGGAGATATTGTTCGCTCAGGATTTGTTCGTAACTATCTTATTCAAAAGACCAAACTAGGAATGGGTATTGAATAATTAAACCTTTACCCCTTGACAATAACATATAGCTATGTTATAATTATTACTTACATTATGGCAGGAAACTACAATGCAACATACACACAAACCAATATCGTTAGTTGAGATAAAAGCAACCAACAAAGACGGAACTCGTTTATATGAAACACCAGAGGGTAACGAGTACCCCTCAATCACCACAGTCCTCTCTATACGCAATAAGCAAGGTCTGAACGCATGGCGTAAACGTGTTGGTAATGATGTAGCAAACTACATCTCACGAACAGCTGCTGCTCGTGGTACTGCCGTTCATCACATGTGCGAAGATTACTTAAACAATCAAGACATGCAAAACCATACTAAAAACTTTTTACCACATGCACTCTTTACACAGTTGCGTGAAAATGTTTTAGATCGTATTGATAATATCTATTCTCAAGAAGCAGGACTTTATAGTGACAAGTATAGAGTTGCAGGCAGAGTTGATTGTATTGCTGAATTTGATGGTGTATTATCTATTATTGATTTTAAGACATCTACTAATCCACGCAAAGATGAATATAATGAATCATATTATATTCAAACAGCTGCATACGCAGAAATGTTTGAAGAACGCACAGGAATTGAGATAAACCAAATCTGTATTCTTGTTGTTACACAAGATGGTGAAGTTCAAGAGTTTGTAAAAGATAAAAAAGAATATCTACCTTTACTAGTTGAAACCATTGCAGAGTGGGAAGAAAAAAATATGGCTGGTGTTGTTTTATCAGACCAATGCTAAAAATTAATGCTGGTGTAGCTCAGTTGGTAGAGCAGCTGCCTTGTAAGCATCAGGTCGTAGGTTCGATTCCTATCACCAGCTCCATAAACAATAATCACAAAGGACACACAATGCAAGAATCTAAATATAGACCTAAGATGTTATTGCAAACACCAAAAATATTTTCCTTAGAAATTGAAAAAGTTGCTTTGGAAAAAAAGATAACTCACATGGATGCTGTTGTTTGGTATTGTGAAAAAAATGAGTTAGAACCCGAATCTGTTGCACGATTACTTACTAAAGGACTCAAAGAAAAGATTGAGGCAAATGCAAGAGATTTAAATTTTTTAGTCGAAAAATCAGCACAACTACCAATATAAGGAGATATGGTAATGAATGGTGAAGTTAAAAATGCTTTTGGGGTCTTAGAAGGTATGAAGATAAAAAAACCTGACACACAGTCTAAAGACAGAATTAAACAATTGGAGTATGAGTGTGCAGAATTGCAAAGGGAAAATGCACAACTGACAGAACGATGTAAAAAACTTGCAAGTCGTGTTCCAGAGTGGCCTAAAGGTTATCGCCCCGGCCGCAGACCTAGTAACAATAATACTCGTCCACGCCACCAAGAGAGAACTAATAATGATCGTAGACCTAATTGATTCAATGGGCAGTGACTTAACAGTCGTTAATGCTGCCAGAGTATCGTTTTCTAAAGAGTCTAAATGGTTGGCACTAAAAACACCAGAGAATGGTC